CCTCATTGGTGTGGTATATTTAGTAATTATGTTTCTAGAAAATCTGGCCACTCTTTTAGATCTCCGATTGAAGTTAGAGGATATGAGAGGGATACATTAACAGCTGGATTGCCACTAAACAGACCAAGATTGGAAGAAGATGTAAACGAAGAATGGGACGAGGATTTGTGGATTCAAACGGTTTATGCAGTTAGAGGTGGTAATTTAAGTAAATACGCAACACATACTCCTTGGCTCATAGGTATGTCAAAACATCCTGATAATCCGGAACACCCATGGGACTCTGATTATATCGCAAGATATAAAAATCAAATAAATCAAATTTGGTTTGTTGAAAATATACATTATGTAAAAAACGGAAAGAAAGGTGGTTCATTAACGGAATGGGGTAAAAAACTTATATTGGGTGCAATAGATCAAAATATAATAGATTGGCCTGCTGCTTTTGCAACAACATATGGTCATGTTGAAGTGTGTGTTGGGTTGGATTTAGATGGAACTTTATATTTATTTGGAGGAAATAGTGGAGGTGAAGGATCTGACGATGTTATGGGTAATAAAATGGGATTCTGGGATAAACATATATGTTCATATGCTCCTGGAATAAAGGCAAAAAATCCATGGACTGGAGAAGGTTATGACAGTGGAGGGCATTTGTGTTTATCAAAAATGCAAGGTGGTCATGGTAAAAGACAGCATCCTGGAATAAGTGCACCTTGGGTAAATACCCCAATAATAGAAACATATAAAAACTATTTGGTAAATAATCCTGATCCAAAATTTCCAGTTTACAAAACATATTTAGATAGACTTCTTGCAATAAACACAATAGATATGGGTTTAGGTTTAGAAGTATCAACCGATTTACTTTATTAAGAGGTGTTGTATGGACAGTAAAAAGTTTTTTATGAAAATTAGAGAAATAATAAGAGAAGAAATTCAGTATGCATTAGAATCCAAAAGTAAAAATGAAACTAAAATTTCTCAAAAAAACGCTATTGATCACGGAATTAAATTGGTTAATAAAGTTAATGAACATTCAAAAACAAAAGAAAAATCAAAGTCACAAAATTTTTCAAGTATAAACGATTTGTTAGAAGAAACAAGAAGAAGTTTACAAGAAAGTTATGATATGGAAGATGAATATAGATTTGATTCTGGAATGGCAGAAAATTTTGGTTCAACAAGAACAGGAAATGCTATACCACAAGGTTATTCACAATCAGAAATACCAACAGAAGTAATGAGTGCATTAACAAGAGATTATTCTGCACTAATGAAAAAAATTGAAGAAAAGAAAGGAGGTTGAGTAATTGGCAAGATTTCAAAATAGAATTAGGTATGAACTAAACCAATTACCATCGGAACCAACACAAGTTTTACCGATTGGTGTTAGTATGCCGTTTAATAATCCTAACGGTGTATTTTATCAAACATATACAAATTTGGATCAAGTTAGAACAAATTTAAAAAATCTTTTACTTACTGCTACTGGTGAAAGATATATGTTGCCTCAATTTGGAACGAACCTTAGGTGGTTGTTATTTGAAAATATAAGTGATGAATCAGAATTTAGACAATCATTGGTCGGAACCATCACCGAGGCAGTTTCAACATGGATGCCATATTTAGGTTTATCTGATATGAATGTAAAATTTAATTTAACCGATGATGGTAGAGTAGTTGATCCAAATAATGCAGTTTCAATTTCATTTATAGCTAGTATAATAGGATCACCATCATATTTTCCTATTCAAATATTTATATCAGAGGAAGGTAATTTACAAGTAATAGAGGCAATATACAATGAGTGATTTGGTTAAAAAAGACATAAGATATTTGGCAAGAGATTTTGCATCTATAAAGTCAAATTTAGTAGATTTTGCGAGAAATTATTTTCCAAATACATATCAAGATTTTAACGAATCATCTCCTGGAATGATGTTTATGGAAATGGCTGCATATGTTGGTGATGTGCTTTCATTCTATACTGATGTTAATTTACAAGAATCAATGATACTCCATGCAAGTGAAAAGTCAAACATTATGAATATTGCACATTCACTCGGATATAAACCAAAGTTAAAATCAGCCGCAACAGTTGAGTGTGATGTTTTTCAACTTATTCCATCAAAAACTGTTGATGGTGAACTTGTTCCTGATTTTAATTATGCCTTTGCTATAGAACCTGGAATGATATTGGCATCAGACGAACCAAATGTAAATAATAGATTTAGAACTACTGAATACATTGATTTTAGATTTAGTAGTAGTTTCAATCCAACAGAAGTTACTCCATTTGAAATAGATGATATTACCGGCGAAATAACATTTTGGCTTTTAAAAAAATCTGTTCCGGCCATATCTGGAGAAATTTTATCAACGTCTTTTAATTTTGGATCACCAAAAAAATATGATGTTGTCCAATTTACAGAACCAAACCTAATTGAAGTTTTATATGGTGAAGATACAGAAGGAAATCGTTGGTATCATGTTCCATATCTTGCACAAGATACTATATTTGATCCAGTTCCAAATATTCCAAGAAATGAAAAACATTTAAGTATTTACAGAAATGAAACACCGTATTTGTTAAAATTGAGAAGAATATCAAGACGTTTTACGATGAATACAGATGGAAATGGGAATCATGAAATTGTATTTGGTGGAGGAATGACCAATTTAGACGATGAAATTTTAATACCAAATCCAGATTTAATAGGAAATTCTTTAACAGGAGTAGAAACTTCTGTATCAGTAGACATTGATCCTTCAAATTTTTTGAATACAAAAACATATGGTCTTGCTCCATCCAATACAACTATAACAATGTATTATACTGTTGGTAATGGAGTAAAAGACAATATTGGATCCGAAGTAATAAATAGGGTAATGTCCAGAACGATTCTTATAGATGAAACTGGTTTAGATTCCGTATTGTATAGCCAATGTGTTTCTAGTTTAGCAGTATCAAACCCTATTCCTGCAGTTGGCGGTAAAGATGGTGAAGATGTAAATGAAATTAGACAAAACGCTTTGTCATATTTTGCAACACAAAACAGAGCCGTTACAAAAGAAGATTACATAATTCGTGCTTATAGTTTGCCATCAAAATATGGTGCAATAGCCAAGGCATATGTAACAAGAGATACTCAATTAACATATGATGATATATTCAATAGTGAAAGGCGTCAAAATGGATTGGCACTTGGATTTTATGTATTAGGATATGATGGAAATGATAAACTTGTTTCTGTAAACAATGCAACAAAAGAAAATTTAAAGACATACATGAATTATCATCGTATATTAACAGATGCTATTGAAATAAAAGATGCATTCGTTATAAACATTGGGATTGAATTTGATATAATAACGCTTCCCGACCAAAATGGTAATCAAGTTATATTAAGATGTATTGATAGACTAAAAAAATATTTTAATGTAAAAAATTGGCAGATAAATCAACCAATAGTTATTAGTAACATTTATACGGAACTTGATAGAGTGGAAGGTGTTCAAACTGTAACAAATGTTAAGATAGTAAACTTACATGATCAAACAATGGGTTATTCACGTCATGTCTATAATATAGATAAGGCAACCAAAAATGGAATAATATTCCCATCACTTGATCCATCTATTTTTGAAATAAAGTATCCAGATACCGATATTATTGGTAGAGTGAGGGCATTTTAATGATATATTCAATATACCCTGATAAAGATTCAACGATATATGAAAGATATGATGAAATAAACACAGGTACAGATTCTATACTAGAATTAAGACATGATTTACAAGGTTCATCTAACTATTATAATAGCAGATTTTTGGTTAAATTTGATGTGTCTGGAATAGAAAATGATGTGAATTTGGGAAAAATATCAAATAATGCCAAATATTATCTTTCTTTGAAAATAGTTGAACCCTTTGAAATACCAATAGAATATAGTATCTATGCACACCCTTTAAGTGCTTCTTGGGCAAATGGAACTGGAAAATTTTCACATCAACCAAGCACAACCGATGGTGTATCTTGGAGATATAGGACATCAAAAACAGTTGGAGTTGAATGGGATATTCCACCTGGCGTTTCATCATTTGAATGGGATAATTTATCACAAACATGGGTTCAAAACAATAATACATGGGCTGGATCAAATATAATAGCTGATGTTACATCGTCTTATTTCACAAATGAGGGTGGAGGAACTTGGTGGAGCGCTGATAATTTAGAATGTTTTCAACAATTTTCTTATGAAGCCGGTGATTTATTTATGGATGTTTCACCGATAGTAAAAAAATGGATAACTGGATCTGGTAAATTACAGAATGATGGAATGATACTAAAATTTAGTGATGAAATTGAAAAACTGAATCAACAATTTTCAGCAATAAAATTTTTTAGTACAGATAGTAATACAGTATATGTTCCTAGATTGTATGTTGTTTGGGATGATTCTCAATTTGTAACTGGAAGTTTAACATCTGTTTCAGTAGAAAACTTAAACATAAATGTTAAACTAAAAAAAGAGTATTCCCAAAATGAAAAGGCAAAAATTAAAATATATGCAAATGATAGATACCCACAAAAAACATATACAACGGAATCTTATTATACAAAGAACTATTACTTACCATCTTCATCATATTATGAAGTTAGAGATGCACATACTGATGATGTGATAATACCATTTGACTATACAGGTTCAAAGATAAGTTGTGATTCCCAAGGAAATTATTTTAATTTGTGGATGAACTCATTTCAACCAGAAAGATTTTATAGAATTACAATAAAAGTTGAAACTGATAATGGAAGAAATGTTCAGATATTTGATAATAATTACTATTTCAAGGTTGTGCGATGAATGAAGAAGACGTTATAAGAAATAAAGTAGGTGCAATTCGTCATATAAAATTAGAAGAAAACACTGGAAAATTAAGAGTGGATATTGTTGATGATAGATTTTTATTGTCCAGTTTTAGGTACATAATAGACTCTACATTTAATGATTTAGAGGATGCAGTGGAAGCAAACGAAAACATTAAAAATAAACTTGCAAGTGAATATGCATTTGGTGGTGGTTCATCGGATAGATATTTCAGAGAATTGAATGATATTATAAATCCAGACGCAGAAACACCAGATTCTATGCAGGTTAAAATTGCTTCTCTTGAAAGTAGAATTAAACAATTACAATCACTTCTAAAAACATCAGCTGAATATCAGGCAGTTCAGGCGGATGAATTGGAATCTATTAGAACTGATTTGTTTAGAAAAATTGCACAGTTAAGTAAATTGGGGCAACTTGGAGGTGCTGAATCTACCGATGCTGTTGCAGATTCAACGGTTACTGATGAAACTATAACACAAACAACCGGTTCAGGAGAATCAGATTTGCCAAGTAATCCGAATAATAGACAATTTTCATAATAAGATAAAATAATATGTCACGATTTAGTTATAAAAATATAAATGATATTCTATCTGCATCGGAACCAATACGTGGTTATAGGAAAGATACAACACCAGAAACAAAATGGATTGTTCCTAGATTTGAAACATTAGATTCAGATACATTTGGATCAAATGAATCAATACAAAGTGTTGAATTACACATATTTCATCCAACTACTGGATACTTAAACAGTATCTATGATATACAAACTTGGAAAATAGAGAATACAGTAGAAGGACCATTTGGCGAACTTGTTTTAGATATTCATAAGGATATTGAAAACCTAAACCTACCCTCATCAAATTATAGGTTTGTTTATAACTTTTTTAGAAATTTTATAGGCGGTGCATATGAACAAAAAATGTTTATATCTCAAATATCTGCCGATAGAACCGAATTAAAAATTTCATTATCTGATCCAGAAGATCCTATTTCATTAGAACAATTAAGATTTTTTGTATTAGATTATTTGAAGCCAAAAAAATACTTAACACCTGTTGTTTTGAATTTTGGTGAAAATAGAATTGTAGACGTTATAAACATAACAAGTGACGGTAGTAAAACAAGTTTTTTTGTTAAACTATATGAACCTTTAACCGATGAAATAGACATATATTATGAATGTTGGGTTGGAACAGAAATATTAAAACCATACATTGACATTCTATCGGTAGAATTAAAGGAAATCCCACAAGACACACTAGAAATTTCAGGACCAAATTTTGAAGCATGGCAAGATTATTGGATTTCAAGTGAAACAGATTACAAATCTTGGAATGACTTATTATCAACAAATGTTCAAACCTCACAAGAGATATTAAATAGGTATATTTTTGATAGCGGATCATCTGTAAAGTTGAATATAGATTTTAGGGATTTTAAGAATTTTATTTTCTATTCATCTGCTGAAGATAGAGTTGAAAATTTTGTTTATAAAATGAATATGATTCATGGATATAATATACAGTTAGAATCATTAAATTCATTCACCGGATCATTCACCGGATCTCTAAAAGATGGTGTTTGGTCAGAAACTGAAACATCAAAAACTGGTTCATATTCAGGATCATTTTTAACAAACAAAATCAATATTCAAAAATTACGTGACAAACTAATCGCAGGTTTTGATGAATTTGAAAAATGGATGTATTATGAAACTACTGCAAGTAATTACTATACTTACCAAGAAGATTCACCACTAACACCCTATCCAAAATATTCGGTAACAGGCAGCGATTACATCATAGCAACAAAAGAAGGTAAATATAAATTTTACACTCCAGAAACAAATGAAGTAATTACTTGGTATGAGGATATACTTGATAAGGCAACGGATTATGATTTAAAAAATTATAATGGTTTACATAAGGCCATTCCAGTTTATATTTATGAGGATCCTGAAAACGAGGCATTTGTTACTTTTGTAAACATGATTGGCCAACATTTTGATATAATGTATTGGTATACTGATCACATTACAAAGAAAAATAAAAGAGTTGAAAACCCAAAAGATGGGTTATCACAAGATTTGGTTTATAATGTTACAAAAAATTTGGGATGGACATTATCACACGGAACTCAAGCAAAAGATTTATGGGAATATGCACTTGGTATAGGAGATAGTACTGATCCAATATGGACGGGAAAAACCACAACAAATAAATACAATGCAAGAACCGAAGAAGAAAGAACAAAAGAAGTTTGGAGAAGGATATTAAACACATTACCATATATCTACAAAACAAAGGGAACTGCTAGGGGTATAAAGGCATTGTTGGCTGCATATGGTATACCCCAAACTATATTATCTATAAGAGAATATGGTGGACCAGATAATGCAGATTTTGGAATGATACCAAAGGCAGATTGGGAAAAACATACATACTACATGAATTTTAGAGGTAGCTACCCATTACCAACAAAACAACAATATGTAAGAGTGCCTTGGGAAAGAGTTAATAATGATGAAAATACATGGACTTATCCAGATACCGTCACATTAAGATGGAGAATGGAACCTGATAAAAAATATCATTACACAAATGATTCCAGACAAACACTACTACAAAAAACATCAGGTAGTAATTTGGCGTGGTATGTAACTGTTGAAAAAGATGGAACTGATATTGAGAAGGGTAGTTTGAATTTTTATCTAAAAGATAATAATTCTTCTGTATATTTGAGTGCATCTATTGAAGATGAATACCTATATGATGATGTTCCGTTAAATCTGATGTTAAGAAGAAGTTATAGAGATGATGCAGAAACTGCATACCAAACATATGACTTAATATTAAAGACGGGAAAATATGGAAAGATAGTGGTTGAACGTTCTGCTAGTATAATTGTTAGTGGAACAATAGATGGTAATTTCAATAAATCATGGTCTTCCGATGGTAATTTATTTATAGGTTCTGGATCAAATCCTTTTACAGATAAAATTCTTACTGGATCAATTTATGAATTGAGATATTGGTCAAGACCTTTAAGTACATCTTCATTTGATAACCATACTCTTGCACCAAGGTCTTATAATGGAAATACATCAACATCTTCATATTATGATTTACAAGGACAATGGAAATTTTGGCAAAGATTTGATGCATTTGCAACACAAAGTTTGTTAAGTAGTCATCCAAATCAAAAACAACAAACTTTTTATAGTTCTTCAAAAAATGCAACATTAGTTGGTTTTGATTCTTCATCTTTTGAATCATTGGTTGAAACATATACAATGCAAGTTCCATCTGTTGCTGGTGATACACCATATGCGGAAAAAACAAGAATTGATTCTGGTTCATTAAATGGAGAACTTGATGTAGATGAATCATATGAAGTTTCAATGTTTGATAAGTTTTCTGTTGATTCAAATAAATTGATGATAGCATTTTCACCACAACACGTTATAAACGAAGACATATACGAATCAATCGGTCATGTTCAAATAGATGATTTCTTCGGTGAATATGGTAATATGTATGCAGAAGAATATCCACGATTAAAATGGTTTGCCAGAGAGTATTGGAAAAAATATCCAAACAAAAATGATTTTACTGCTTACATAAATTTAATATCCATATTTGATTTTAGTGTATTTGAACAAATTAGACAAACATTACCTGCAAGGGTAAATCCTATTCTGGGTTTAGTTATTGAACCAAATATACTTGAAAGATCTAAAGTTGTTGGTTTGAAGTCTTTTAGTGCAAGTGATGATATGGTAAGAGAAACGAATGATATTCGTAAATTACCAGAACCACACATGAACATCACTTCAAATAAAACTACAATAATGATTGGGTTTGACGAAGAACCTATTGAAATTGAAAATCTTATGATTACAAAAGATGTTGATTTTTCATTTACATTAGAAGGTGATCACACAGAAGTTGATGATGATATTGATGTAAAAGTAAATACAATCATGGTTGATAGTCAAAAGATTGCACATTTGGTGATTGAAAAACCAAGACCAATGGCAGAGTATAAACATTATGATATTAGTTTTTCCGGATTAAACGGAACAATGACGGTATTTACAAATTACTTAAATACCAATATAACAGTATTCAAAACGAAACTTTTTGGATCGATAGATACTGTTTATGACGGTCAATTAACAATGCCATTTGGTTCTGTTTACAACAGACTAAATGTTCAAAAACAAAAAGAATTAAATGAAGATGTTGGATATGGATATGGTTGGTATGGTTTTGCTAATGAAGAAACAAAAACTATTGCTTATGTTACACCAATAGAAACACATAGAACTCACGGATTTTACAAAAAATTCAATTTCTACTATCAAACTGTTGATGAACTTATTGATCAAGAATATACTAGTTATAAATTGACAGATGCTGAATATATGAATCCACATGATTTGCCAACTTCTATTAGAAACAGAAAATTTGACGGATGTAAAATATCTTCACCTGAAATAAATGAGGTGAATTATAGTGCAAATTCTGGACCATGGCAACCAGTGGTTGAAGTTAATAGAATATGACGAATAAAATAATGTTGGCATAACGTATTGTTTTTGTTCAAATGGTTATATTTATTGTAGTAAATAATTTAGTTTTATAAAAGGAGTATAGTATGGGTT